GACCGCAGTCGGCTGGATTAGCGTCAAGGATAGACTGCCGGAGGAACACGAATCAATATTTTACAAGCTACTCGGCACTCAAAAATGGTCAAATTCGATGTGGAAACAAGAATCTGACAAGGTTCTTGTGTACGTGTCCTTCCCGGACGGGACAGGGGTTGTAACTACCGGATGCTTGCACAATTCCGACTGGATGACAACAGTCGGCAAGGCGCTTCCGCAGACCGTCACCCACTGGATGCCGCTTCCAGAACCGCCGAAAGATGGTGAACAAAATGACAAGCCCTGAAGATTTAATCAAAAAAAGCGTTGATAAGGTGATGAATGAACCAATTTGCAACGGAATGTCCGTGATAGATTGGGCAAAACGCGGCATGGAATACTGTTGCTGGCACAGCGTAAACGACGAGCTTCCACCAATAGATGAAGACGTACTTGTATATGCGGTGGGCAATGTAAATGGGCAAGGTCAAATCCTTATTACAAGCATGACCGACCGCTTTTACTTTGGCGGCAGAGAAATTCATTACAATAAACCGGAATGGGTAAATCCGTACCAGTATTTCAAGGTAAATAACAGAATCACACATTGGATGAAACTTCCAGAACCGCCAAATGATGATAGCGAATCATAATGATGGAGATGTTTTGTGACAAGTGAGAGGATTGCTGATGACTTATGAGTATGAAGAAAATCCTTGACGTTACCTGCGGGGATCGCACGATATGGTTTCAGAAGCACGAGTCGCACACGGTCTACTGTGACAAACGGAGGGAAGAATGGGAAGGGATGTTCGGTAAAGCGCTCAACAATGACGGCAAGCAAAAGCGCCGGCATCTCGTGATCGATCCTGACGTACAGTGCGATTTCACGGATCTTCCGTTTGAAGATAACAGTTTCGCCTTAGTGATTTTTGATCCACCGCACATAGTAAATCTGAAGGAAAACAGTTGGATGCGCAAAAGTTACGGTTCTTTGGATGGTGATTGGAAACCGATGATCAGGAAGGGGTTCCATGAGTGTATGCGCGTGCTGAAGCCAGACGGCGTGCTCATATTCAAATGGAGCGATATCTCTGTATCTACCCGCGAAATCATCAATGTGATCGGTCATGAACCGTTGTTTGGTCACAGGTCAGGCAGAAAAATGAACACACACTGGATGTGCTTTATGAAACTGGACAATGCGCAACAAATGGAGTGGTAACATGGATGAATCAATGAAAAACGCCTATGAAGCCCGCCACAAACAGGCGTTCCGGATCGCGTTTGACGCGCTGAAGGAAGTCTGGCCTCCTGAAAATTCCGTGGAATACTTTGAAAAGACCAACGAGCGCCTGAAGGAAATCTACATGGCGCACATTGACAATCCGCTGTGCAAGCAGCTTGTGTTAGGCGTGGCGATGTACTTGGGCGACGCGGCGAAAGAGATTGAGGAGATTAAAAAGGCGCAATGATGGACAATCGTACCGACACTATGTCGTCTGGTTTTTACCTGATGGACTGTATGGATGCAATGCGCGGATTCTCTGACGGTTTCTTCGACCTGGCGGTGGTCGATCCGCCGTATGGCATCGGCGCGGATAGGTTTAACAACGGTCATGGATTCAAAGACCATTCTTACGGGAGTACGGCGTACAATCTGCGCAGACAGCGTTTGAATGGCGGTGCGGGCAAACTGAAAAACCGTGTATTGAACAAATCCGACTGTTCGTGGGATTCACAGCGTCCGCCGGCTGAATACTTCACAGAACTGATGCGCGTCAGCAAGAATCAAATTATATGGGGGGGGAACTACTTCGATTTGCCGCCGACCCGATGTGTGGTCGTGTGGGACAAAATGCAACCGTGGGAGAACTTTTCTCAGGTCGAACTGGCATGGACATCATTTGACCGACCGGCAACCATCTACCGGAAATCGAATTTTGAGCCTGGCAAGATCCATCCGACGCAGAAGCCCGTTGAACTGTACGCATGGCTTGTTTCCAAGTTTGCCCAGCCTGGTATGCGCGTGCTGGACACTCACGTCGGCAGCGCGTCCAGCCTGATTGCGTTCCACCGTGCAGGGCTGGAATATTGGGGATTTGAAATCGACGAGGAATATTATCGGACAGCCAGTCAACGCCTGAATAATGAAAAATCGCAAATAAACATGTTTGGAGCGGAAATGCAGAAAAAACCAGACGAAATCAGCAAGAATCTATCGTTTTTCGACGATTTCTGAATGACCTGAATGGAGGTGCTGATGGGACGTAACATGAAATACGGCGTGGCTATACACCCGCTGGTCAGGGGCATAGAAGCGCTGCGCGTCAGGAGCGGACTGACCGTAGGCGAACTGTGCAAGAAAGCGTTTATATCAATTAACACCTACTACAAGTGGACTGAAGGCAGGACAAGCCCGAAGCTCGAACACCTTGCCGCCGTAGCAGACGTGTTCGGGCGCGAAATCGGCATGAGAAAGAAGGTGGAACAAAATGCCTCCAAGAATTGACGACGCCATGAGCGGAGAACTGTTCGTGATCAATCAGGACGGGACATACGCCAAGCTGACCGACATCAAGGATATTGACATCGGCATGTCCGACCCGCCTGAACCGTTCCAGACCGGCGGCTATATCAGCTACGATGACTACAAACCGCCCTTTATCGACAGTACGGATTATTCCTGCGAGTTTCCGATAAAACCGATCCATCTGAGCATGAGAAAGCTGTATATGGCGCTCATAGGCATGACCCAGCGACAGATGCGGCTGGCAATCCGGCACATGGAACGGATGAGACGCAAGGAACTGAAAACCGGCGTAAAGATTGACAACAAGTTGGTCGTCGCGTGCATGGAAGTGATGAAAACTCCCAATCCCTTCATAGCGGCATTTAAACAAACACAAAACACGAATGAGGTGTAATTATGCTTGATAACGACCGAGTGAATGACGTAGCATCAAAACGTGACAGCGCAAACGGAACGCCCCGCGTGTGCGAGACTTGCAAATGGCGCTCTGATGATTTTACGTCCGTCTGTGTGAACGATGAAAGCGACAATCTGGCTGATTTTGTAGGCGCGGACGATACATGCGATAAGTGGGAAGAAAAGTACGATATTGAGCCTGGCGAACTTCTGCCGTGTCCGTTCTGTGGTGGCAACCCATCGTTCAGGAAGCTGTATGCCTTTGATAAGGTTGTGCAAGCCTGCGTGGAATGTGCGGATTGTGGCGCAAGCATCTACAAAGAGACTTGCTATGGCGTGGCGCAGGCGTGGAACATGAGACGGCATAAAGGTGAGTGAAGATGGTTGATGTTTTGACGGGCAACAGCCTCGAAGTTTTGAAAACACTGCCGTCCGGAAGCGTACAGTGTTGCATTACTTCCCCCCCATATTACGGATTGCGGGATTATGGCGTAGATGGGCAATTCGGACAGGAAGAATCACCGGAAAAGTTCATTGATAATCTTGTGAACGTGTTTCGCGAGGTTCGCAGGATACTGAAGGATGGTGGAACGCTCTGGGTAAACATTGGCGACAGCTATTGCGGGACTGCAAGCAAAGGCGAATACAGAGACCCGAAGTACAAGGACGGTCGCAACGGTCAAGCAATCAGCAAAACACAGAACGTAGAAAACTGCAAGCACAAAGACTTGATCGGCATTCCGTGGATGCTGGCTTTTGCGCTTCGCGGTGATGGGTGGTATTTACGGCAAGACATTATCTGGTCGAAACCGAACGCAATGCCGGAGAGCGTAAAGGACAGATTCACAAAAGCCCATGAGTATGTTTTCTTGTTATCGAAAAACAAGGACTACTATTTCGACCATGAGGCGATGCAAGAAACAAGTGTCAACGATGCTGTTTCTGCACGGGAAAACCCGCCGAGGTATGGAGGCAAGAAATATACGCAAAACCCGGACGAGTTTTTCAGAACAAAGAGCGGGAACGCATACGCATACACGGGCAGAAGAAACCGGCGTGATGTATGGACTATAAGCACTCAACCATGCAAGAATGCTCATTTTGCCGTTTTCCCGGAAAAACTCGTCGAGCCGTGCATCTTGGCGGCGAGTAAAGAGGGCGATACTGTACTTGATCCGTTTGGCGGAAGCGGCACAACAGGAGTTGTTGCAAATCGCCTTGGGCGGCACGCAATCCTTATCGACATCAATCCGGAATATGTAGAGCTTGCAAAAAGCAGAACAAATCAAATTGGGTTAGCAGACGTTATGGTGTGAGTGCTAACACGACATTGAACAAGGAGAAACAACATGACCCGCAATCAAGTAGAACTCTACCAGGACGCGCTGAACAAACTTGCAGCGACGCTCAAACTGTTCTATGACGGTCTTACGCAGTCTGGGTTTGATGACACGCACGCCACAGTCATAACAATGGAATTTATGAAGAACTCTCTGTCAAACGTCGCGGATAAGGCGGCAGACGTTGTGAAAAATCAATTGTTTAACAATTAAAAATACTGATACCGCAAGCGTATTAGGAAGTGCAAATTATGGCGAAAATTATTTGCGCAAACAGTCTGTGTAAGTACAACAATGACAAAAATGTTTGTACGGCGAAAACAGCGGAAATGAGTTGGCACAGCGTAATGACCGTGCATGACGGCAGGCAGGAGTTCCTGAAGTGCAAAACCTATGAAATGGACGAACGTTCTAAAGAGATCGAAAACCAATTCATGAATTTGTTTATGAAACATCCGTTATAATGAACCGTAACGAGGTTTACAGCATGTCAACATTGACGAACATCCCGCAATGGACAGCGGATGACTACTATGGCGATACAGTATACGCATGGCTGTATGAGCATCAGGACAACAAGTTCCTTTTCCAGCGTTTTCTTGCACAGGCGCAGATACAGGCACGGGCGCTGAAAATAGTCGGCTTTTCGCGCATGTGGAACGCCTATGTCGAATCGCAGGACCCGCGAAAAAACGCCGTATACATCAGCGATACGCAGTTTCCGAACCAGCCCGTGACCCTGCAATGCGGGAAATACCTGTGCGATGACAGGGGCATTACCTACACGGGCGTCATGGGCGATACGGTGGAGGTATGCACACATCCGCTGATGCCCGTCCGACGTGTCATTAACGTGGACACGAACGAGGAGAAAATGGAAATCGCGTACAGCCGTGGACGCGCTTCCAAGTGGCGTACCATCATTACCAGCAGGGACGTGACCGCCTCCGCGCAGAAAATCATTTCCCTGAGCAAAAACGGCATTGCCGTGAACAGCGAAAACGCAAAGGAGATCGTCAAATACCTGTCCTCGCTGGAATCGCTGAATTTTGACGCGCTTCCAGTCCAGAACAGTACCGGACACATGGGCTGGCTTCCTGACGGGCAATTCGCGCCGTATGCCAAGGACATTGTATACGACGGTGAAAGCCCTGAGTTTTCCAAGATGTACAAGTCCTTCGACGAACACGGCAAGGAAGAAACGTGGATGGACATTGCCAAGCAGGTCCGGCACGGAAACAGCGTCCCCGCGCGGATCGCCCTGGCTGCGTCCTTCGCGGCACCGCTGGTGCAGAAACTTGGCGCTCTGCCCTTCTTCGTGCATCTGTGGGGCACACAGGGCTGCGGCAAGACGGTCGGGCTGATGCTGGCGGCAAGCGTCTGGGGCAATCCTGACGTCGGCAACGGTTTTATCAAGACTTTTGCCGGCACTAAGGTGTCATTGGAACTGTACGCGGCGTTCTGCGGGAACATCCCGATCCTGCTGGACGAATTGCAGGTCATCTCAGACAGACGGTCCTTCGACGACATCATCTACACCCTGTGCGAAGGTGTCAGCAAAGGGCGCGGTGCGAAGGAAGGAGGTCTGCAATTACAGCGCAAATGGTCATCCTGCATCATCACGACCGGCGAAATGCCCATCGTGCAGAGCAATTCCGGCGGCGGCGCAGCTGTGCGCACCATCGAAATCAACTACGGCGGGCAACCGCTGTTTGACGACGCGCGGACCGTCGCGAACACGCTGAAGGAGAATTACGGCTTTGCCGGTCGGAAATTCATCGACGCGCTCGGTCAGGACGGCGTGATGGACGCCATGAAAGCAAAACAGCGGAAGTATTACAGCCAGCTTGCCGGAGATATTCAGGACAAACAAGTCCTGTCCGCGTCTATCCTGCTGGCGGCGGACTTCCTGGCGGACAAGGCGCTTTTCCACGACGGCAAGGCGCTGACCGTAGAGGAAATCATGCCGTATCTGATCACCCGTGACGAGGCGGATGTGAACAACCGCTGCTATCAGTGGCTCATGGGCTACATCGCTGGCAATCCGCGACGCTTTGACACGACCGACAACAATCAGGAGGTATGGGGCGTCATCGAGAAAGGCGTGGCGTACATCATCAAGCCGTTTTTCGAGAGGATGCTCAGATCCGAAGGGTACTCCCCCGGCGCGTTCATGACGTGGGCGCGGCGTAACAACAAAATCATTATCGACGGTCCGGACAAAAACGGCAACAACAAGCGCCTGACCAAACGAAAGAAAATCGGAGAAAACAGCGTGCCATGCGTCGCGGTGGTCATGGACACCATCGACGACGCGCCGACCAGACAAGACTATGCTCTACCGACCGCTGACCCCGTAAAGGCCGCGATGAAAGGGAAAGCAGAAGAATACGTTGAAGTAAAGGACGATGAGGACATGCCATTCTGACACACAGCCCGCGCACATCATCGCTGCGCGGAAAGCAAAAGACCCGGCTGATTATGCCGGATCTTTTTTGTTGCGCCAGTCGATGCAAAAATCCGAACGTTTTCATGAAAAATCCGCTCACAACCCCCAAAATGTACGTTCGCACACTGAAATGCACGCTCAAAAAACGGCTATGTACATTGAAAATCGCCTGATACCACTGACGAAAAATCCAAAATGTACATTTTGTACGTTCAAAACGCGAAATACACCTATATATACTATATTTTTTGCGCTAAAAACTGAGACGCGCGTACGCGCGCGTAAGCGTAAAAAACGAGTGTACAGAGTGTGCAAAGTGTACAACAACATCATAAAACATTGATAACACAAGCGTTATCAATTTCAATTTGATGTACACTTAACAAAAACGAGCGTACATCAGTGTACATTAAAGCGTCTTTTCATAGCGGAAAGCAGAACATACCCGCATGTATTTTGTCAAAAACGGCACGTAGGCAGGATGTGACCATGTGAATGTAATATATGGTTTAATGTGATACATCATACCAGCCGCGTATCACGCCAAGCAACGCACATCAAACCGACCATGCACAGCCGTGCATCTATCTTTTTTCAAGCGAGGTGATAACTATCAAACCAGTGTACCACGATTTTGTCCGTCACATGTGGCGCTTTTACTTCCTGCACCAGATGGACATGTCCGCGTATACCGACGCGAACCGCCTGAACTATGCCGCCTGCGAAAACGTGTCCGCACAGATCACGCCAGACGAATACGACCTGATCCGCACGTTTACTACCAGTAACCTGTACAGCGACGCGCAGACCGTCCGCGATATGTCCGCCGAAACAGGGAAAGCAGAAGACTATATCTGGCGCGTCATTAAGCGCGTTTTCCGTCAAACTGCAATCACGCGCGGACTTTGGGACGCGGAACGGATGAAGCTGACCATACCTGAACAGGGAAAGCAGAACCAGAACGAATGCACCATAACAGAACATGGAAAGCAGAAGGAAGCGATGTAATATCAATTACTTAGAATACATGTGGTCAGATACAAAGCGGCGCGAAGAAATAACGCAACGTATCACGGACGGCATTCACAGGTCAAACAGTAACTATTATTTGAGAAACAGACCGCCAGAGAAACCAAAACCAGTCTATCACGTGCCAGACCTTGACGGCGAAGAATGGCGTGACATAGAAGGACTTGAAGGAAAATACGCCGTCAGTAATATGGGGCGTATTAAAAGCATTGATAGAATATTGCCGCACAAAACGCACGGGGCATGGCACATCAAAGAACGCATACTGAAGCAGGCGAAATCAGGACCAGCCAAGGACGCAACCAAACAATATATGCACGTCGCCGTGAACGTTGGTGGCGGAAAGCTCGTGATTGTAAAAGTGCATCGTGCGGTCGCAAAAGCATTCGTGCCTAATCCTGAAGGGAAAGCAGAAGTAAACCACATCGACGGAAACAAGGCAAACAATCGCGCAGACAATCTTGAATGGGTCACGCCAAAGGAAAACGTAGCACACGCATGGCGAAACGGACTATGCGAAAACATCGTGAAAGCAAAAGCCCGTCAAGTGCAATGCGTAGAAACAGGAAAGACTTATCCGAGCATAGCCGCAGCAGAAAAAGCGCTGAACTCAGCACCTGGAGCAATCGGACACGCAGTCCGGAAAAAGTACGCTTCATGCGGTTATCATTGGATATATGCCGACAATATGGAGGACGACAAAACATGACCGAAAGCAAAACCGAAAACAAAATCGCGGACATCATAAAGCAAAAAACAAACAACAAAAACGATATCACTACCACCGGAAAGCAGAAACGCCACCGCAACAGACCTGACCTACAAAACTTTGGCGAGGAATACGTCGAACCAGGCGACAACGCACGATACCTTAGACACGCTCTTGTATCCCTTGACCTGCCACCTATCGACATTTCAGACCCGAAACAGGTCGAAAGCAGAATCCGTGAATATTTTAATTATTGCATTGATAACGACCGTAAACCAAACATGATCGGCCTCGCTAATTGGTTGGGCGTGTCCAGAGATACTCTTAATTCATGGAAAAGAGGAGAGTATAGAACGCAATCACACTCCGACCTGATTAAAAAAGCGCTTGATGTTTTGGAAGAATTGTGGATGGATTATATGCTGAATGGCAAGGCAAATCCTGCAAGCTTGATCTTCATCGGAAAGAATCTTTGGCAATACAAAGACCAAACAGACGTTGTTGTTACGCCTAACAATCCGCTTGATTCAGCTGACGCAGAAACGGCGCGTAAAAAATACGTTGACGCGCTGCCGGAAAGCACAGAAGACTGACACGGAAAGCAGAAAGCAGAACATACGAAAGCAGAAGAAAACAGAAACGGAAAGCAAAAGCGGAAAGCAGAAGAAAGCAACCTATACGCTACGTAATATATATATTTATTTATATACTGTACATTATGTACATTATTATGAATAAATATAATATATATAACGTGACAGGTTGCTTTTTGCTTTGTTGCAGATTTTTGGCGTTACAATGTGCACTGCTCTGCCGTAGGATAAAATGTTCAGGCCGACGCGCTACATCAGGATCAGCCCAGACACGGAACGCCTGACCGCGCTACATTAGCCAGGACGTGTCCAGATGTGCAGGCGTGGACGCGCTACATTAAACGGACGCAACGGAGAAACACGGACGCGCGCGGACAGGATCATGATACTATCCGGAATGGATCGCGCACGAGCGACACGACACGCGCCAAACACAACACGCGCGCAACAGTCGAGACGGAGAAATCACGCGCGCGCCTGAATTTTTTTCTGTTTGGGCGGTTCATGTCGTCCGCGAAACGTGCCGCGCCGATAAAATGCGCGTATTGCCGCAAAATTTGACCGTGGAGCGATTGCACACGGAAAGTCGATAAAGTTATAAGGCGTACAACAAAACGCGCTGAATGGCTTAAAAATGGGCTTAAAACGCATTTCAGTTTTTAGCGGGCAGCAGAAGAGGGGGAAAGCAAAAGAAAAACCGCCCTGTTTCGGGCGGCTTGTGACGTGCGGACGGGCTGTTATTGGACCGTAAAGCGCTTGCACGTGCTTGTTTTACTGTATCGTGCGGCGACGTCTGGCAAGTCCTTTTTTAGTGCTGCTGTATCAATTCGCGTGCTCGTCACAGCCTTATAAGTGACTTTCCAGGCACCCGCTATAATCATTTCATTGTCACCCATTGCCGCCTTTATAGTGTCCTGGAGCGCGTCAATTTCCGCGCTTAATTCCTCCTGCATTCTTTTTAATTCCTGAAGCTCGTTTACACGTGCGGTCAATTCCTGATTAGACATTGTTTTTTACCTCCATTCATTTTTAAGCGACGCGGCACGCATTGCCGGTCCAGTAGTTTACAAGCGCGTCAATTTGTTCATCTGTGTACATGGGCACGTTATACAGTTGGAGACCGTCGGCGGTTTTATAAAACGCCTGCCCATAACGCGGCAACAATTCGCAACCACTTGATCCAAGTATATTAACACTGTCGCGCTTGTTTTCCGTTCTCAATCCTACTCGAGCGTCAATATTGCACGTTATCGCGCGGCTTATAATGTCTGTAGTGGGACGCTGTGTTGCCATAATAAGATGAATGTTAGCCGCGCGGCCGAGCTGCGCTATACGCTGTATAAGTGGCGTAAATGTCTTTTTGTCCGTTGTCAACAGGTCCGCTAATTCGTCGATGATAACATACACAGCGGATCCGCTATACTTGCGCACGCGGGCGGCTTGCATTTCCTTATAACGTCGGTCCATGATTTTAATGACCGCTTGCAATGCCTTTACGTGTTCGCTGTTTTCGTCGCTGTACAGTATGCAGTGCGGAGTGTCCTTATACATCGACAGCTCCACTTTTTTAGGATCAATCAGGACAAATCCGGCTTTATCTGGGCACCTTAATAATTGAGTGTATATAATGCCGTTGATTATAACGCTTTTTCCGCTGCCGGTGGCCCCTGCAATTAACAAGTGGGGCTGTTGTGCCATGTGTTCGAATATCTTATAATACTGTCCGCCCGGTGACCTGTACATTGTCATTGTTTTCATTCCCTTCTTCGCTCGTGCTGCTGTTTTTCGCGTTTTAAGCGGTCTGTTTTGCGCTTTAGCGTGCCGCCTGTACAATTGCCTTATGCATTGCCTTTATCGCCTTGCGGTCAATTTTAGTGGCCTTGCGTGCCATATATAAGGCACGTTCAAATTCTTTTACATCTTCCATCGCGAGCTCAAGGTTCAACCGGTCCCATTTCCTACCGATTTTAAATTCATAGTACAAATCTTTTAATGTTTTCATGTGTTCGCCTCCGCTTGTGTTCGTTCGTGCTGTGCTCTGTGTTCCCCCTCCGCGGCTTGCAACGCGGCAACGGCCCATTACAGCGGCCCATGTGGGCCGGGTTTTAGTGGATTTTAAAAGCTATTACATCGCCTTTTTGCGCCTGCCAACAACCGACGCCCCTGCACGCGCAATTGAAACAATTTCCGCCGCATAGCTTCCAATTTTCTTCAGGTTCCGCGCCTTTTAAGATAACATTTGTTTCCGGCATGTTATGCGGGTTGTTGGGTGTTAGGTTGCTCCATGCGCTGTATAACACGTGCAGGTTTTTAGGCAAGTCTCCGTTGTTGTCGATCCATTTGTTGACAATCTCGAACCGCTTTGTAAATACGAGAATTTCCGTTGTCGGGTTGTTGTTGGCGGTATCTATCATATGCCTAAAATACGCCGCGTTCATGATGTCACCGGACACATGGAACCGAAAATATTTTACCGCCTTGCAAGCCTCATCAATTCCCTTCCAGTATACGCGCGGCTTGTAAATGGCAAGTGCCGTGTTCCATGCATACGAGTCTAACACTGTAGGATATAGGTTGGCAATTTTAGCCGCGTAGCATTTTACTCCGCAAGTTTTAGCGCAGCATTCCGGGCAGGTTAAAAATGGAAGCGTGCTAACACTTGCAACTTTTCCCATTTTACTATTGCCGTCGCTGATTTTTACATGCAGCTCATTTTCAGGCGTGTTCCGAATCGCGGTTTTAGCGTTGTTGAGCGCTTCGCTGAATTTGTTAATAACCTTTTCATTGTAATACCCTGTTGTTGCCTTGCGTGCCATTGTTTTCTACCTCCGTTTTAGTGGTTGTTGGTGCTAACATCGTTTACATTTACTATTATAATCATAAAATTGTAATTGTCAAGCGGTAATTTACTATTTTTTAAGAAAATTTATAATTTTTTTCTTCTTTCCTATTTATATATAATTTTTGCGTGCCGTTGTTGTGTCTGTTGTGCGTGTTCGTTGGCGGCTTGCGTTCCACTTGCGGCAACGCGTGCCGCGCGGGTGGATCCGGAGCGCGTGCAAGCCTCCGCATGTGGGCAATCTCCACATGTGGGCGATTGTCTCCGGAGCGCGTGCCGTCGTCCGCGCCTTATTTTTACGCGCATGTTTTACGCGCATGTTTTCGCGTCTCCGCGCCTGTCCGCGCGCGTATACCCATGGGGTTTTGGCGCGCGCCGGTCCCCTTCTTCTAACCCCCATCAGCACCCAAAAAAACAAAAAAGACATGGTACGGAACGGGCGCAGACGAGACACATATGGATGAGAGATGTCTTGTGTGGGCTGTGGTATGGTAATTGGTCGTGCGTGCTTTGAAAATTGTTATTTACAGAAACATAATTTGTAAATTTCCTATTGACAATTACTAAAACGTCATTTATAATAAATATAAAGATGAACAGGGAGGTGCACGGAAGTGAGCGACTTGTACGAGATGAAGAAGGCATGTGTATACACGAGGGTATCCACGGATGAGCAAGTCAACGGTTTCTCGCTGGAAGAGCAGGAGCGGAGATGCAAAGCTAACATAGTGTCTAAGGGCTGGGAATATGTAAGAACATATAGCGACCCAGGCATCAGTGGCAGGACAATGAACCGTCCGGGATTGCAGGAGATGTTAAGCGCGATAAAGAACGGAGAAGTGGATGCGGTTTTTGTATACAAACTCGACCGCTTATCAAGGAAACAACGTGACACAATGGCAATTATCGAGGACGTATTTATAACGAACCATGTTGACCTGGTCAGTCTGAACGAGACGCTTGACACAAGCACGCCTTGGGGAAGGGCAATGATCGGCATACTGTCTTCCTTCAACCAGATGGAGAGTGAAACCATTCAGGCGAGGACGTACATGGGTAGAAAGGCCAAGTTGGAAAAAGGCGGGTATGCCGGTGGCAAGCCTCCTATCGGCTACAGGGTATCTGATGGCGAACTGGTGGTTGTTCCTGAAGAAGCTGAGATCGTCAGATTGGTATTTAAACTTCGTAAATCAGGCGGTACATTGATGGGTATCGCTGAAGAACTCAATAAACGCGGTTACAAGACGAAATCTGGCAAAAACTTTCTGCACTCTGCAGTGCAGAACATTCTGAATAACGAAGACACATACAGGGGCACGTATAAGTACGGTAAAGGGAAGGCTGTTGAAAACCAGCATGAAGCGATTTTAACCGATGATGAATAGGCAAAAACCGAGAATAAAAAAGGAGGATTAGTGCAATGACAATCTATTCTATCAAAGCAGAGCGGACTATGGCTGAACCTGGCATACTGGCTATTGATGCCGAGGCGTGTGTGCTGACTGATGAACGTGGAGAACTTTATGTATCCGTCAACCGTTTTGACGGTGACACACATTACGGGGTGAGTGACATCAGTTTTATTGATGGAGGCTGTGAAGAACCGAAATACTTGAAGGAATATGAGAGTACGGACGAGGCAGGACGGTCACCATACGGTGAAGTATTTCATAAACTGGAAAGCATCGTCGGCATGTTGGAAGATGAGAAATAGAAGGAGGTGGCGTAGCGTTTGTGGTGGATACTGCTTGCGAGTGCGTTAATCGGGTTTGGCGTGGCTGAACTGGAAGGGCTGGTACTCGGTCCGGTGATCGGGCTGGTGGTGATGCTGGCGATGCATGGTTTTACAAAGAATGCTGGGAAGTGAAAAATCGCTCGAAAAACAAAAAAGCAGGTTAGTTATATATCAAAAAATCCGCGAAAAACAAAAAAGTCGTATTGTGGGCATGACTAAAATCGCGCAAAAATGGAAAAGGCATATTATGTGTATAGCCGAAATTGCGCGAAAAAATAAAAAAGGGAGGAAGAATTATGGGGCTTTTTAATGACGGTACGAAGTTCAGGAACAAGGAGGTTGAGAAGGCGAAGATTGTAGGTGTTCGCACGGCAGAGCAGACGAAAATCATGGCAACATACAACTTCGGGATTTACAGTGTGCTGGTAAAGTTCGTAGACGGCAGTGTAGAACTGGCGGAAGTGAAGTATGACAGTCCGGACATGAAAACGCTGGTCAAGTTCATGGACGTATGAAAAGCATCAGTAATAAAGAGTACGAAGCATACGAGCAGTACAAGACGGCGAAGGTACGCGGCGAGGTGCTGACGGTGGACGGGCTGCGTTTTATATGCGAAGCGAACGGATGGAACGCGGAACGGATCGGTCAGCACATGATAGAGGCTATACAACATATAGAGCGGAAGAGGAAAGAGCGATATATAGTATAGCCGCGTAGCGTGCGATAACAACTGAAGATATTATAACGGCGCATTATTGCGAATCAGATCGTGATAGTGCGCTGTTTTTTTATTTGCTGAAAGGAAAGGGGATGCGGCGGAATGATAGATATTACCAGTACGGACAGGGAATTGATGAACGCGCTGAAGTACATAGAACGCAGACCGGACGAGCCTGAACCGTATGGTGACGTGCTTACGATGATGTATGAGCACATCAAGGGAGGCGAGAAGGAATACCACGGGTTCAATAAGCAATTCAGGGAACACGAAATCATACCTGCGACGCGCAGACTGATGGATGCAGACATACACGTGCTGGAAAAGCTGAACGGCGCGTACAGGAAATCCCTGCTGATAGACGCAAAGACGGACTTTGACGCGTTTATGCTGTATCTGGAACAGAACAGAAATCCAAGTGAACGGTTTTATTTGCCGAGGCGGCGCGTACTTAAACCAATCGTCAGCGCATTTCAGGATGTTGCAGATGGGAAGCTTGATCTTTTAACGGTTAGCCAGCCAAAGCGAACTGGCAAGACTACTATCGGAACTTGGTTTGTTTTGTTCAGAGCCGGAAATGCGCCAAACGGTTCGTCGGTGTGTTCTGGCGCTGGTGATACTCTGGTAAAGAGTTTTTACAACGGCATGTTAGATGTCCTTACACAGAAAGATAAGTATTTGTTTTATGATGTATTTCCGGACGCGAAACTCGCCAATACAAATGCGGACGAAAAAACCATTAACCTGAAAGAGAAAAAGCGTTTTGCTACTATAACGTGCAGACCTATTGACGGTCAGATTACCGGCTCAACGGAAGCGACACCTGATGGCGTGGTATATTTGGATGATACTGTGAAGAATGAAGAAGAAGCGGTAAACAGGGACAGACTTGAATTTTTGTGGGATAAGATTCGTGGCGACGTATTGGGAAGACGATTAGAAGGTTGCCCGATAGTTGCTCAGGGGACGCGGTACTCACTGTATGATCCTATTGGAAGATTGCAGGAAGTAGCGCCTAAAATGGGATGGCGTACAAAGATACTTGAGATCCCTGCCCTTGATCCTGTAACAGACAAAAGCAACTTTGAAATCACTATCAACGGCAAGAAAATGTTTACAACTGAATACTATCAGCACGAACGTGAGCTTGTAACTGAAATGCAGTGGGATTCTCAGTTCCAGCAAAAGCCATTTGAAGCGAAGGGACGGCTGTTCCCAGAAAGTGCGCTTAATAGGTATTTTGAGCTTCCCGTTGACAGAGATCCGGATTGTGTTATTGCTGTATGCGATACGGCTGAAAAAGGTACTGACAGCGTAATGATGCCAATTGCGTATGTTTATGGCGACGATGTTTTTATTGAAGACTGCGTATTTAGCAATGCAACACCGCAATACACAAAGCCGGAATGTGCGCATATGCTGGTAAAGCACAAGGTGTCTACAGCAACGTTTGAGTCAAATGCAGCAGGTGAGTATTTTGCGCGTGATGTCGGACAACTTGTAGAAGCGTCTGGACACAGAATTAGTATTCGTACAAAGCGCACGATTACAAATAAAACAAATAGAATTGAAAACGCATCAGATGGTATATTGAAGCATTTCTTTTTCAAAGATAGATCGCTTTACACATCCAACAGCGAATATGGAATGATGATTAGAGAACTGACAGCATATACCAGGAACGGCAAGGTCAAACATGATGACAGCCCCGATGGATTGAGCCTTCTTGAAAATGAACTTAGGCGTTTGAGCCTCGGGAAAGTTGAAGTCATTCAAAGACCGTGGTAAAGGAAATATCTATGGAAAGGCATGATTATACCATACAGCGCCCGTTCTGATCCTGAGAAAATGTGAAATGCAAAATAATATATAAATTATAATAAACGGCAAAAATACCGTGAATTATTGACAAATCATAATGTTTGTGTTATATTAGTAGCGGGTTAGACTACTGACCCGCTTTAAGGCGCTACATTGCGCAGACTGCACGAGCAGTTTGTTTTTGCAATGCAGCGCCTTTTTCATTTCACGGTCAAGGGAGGGACGGCAAGTGGCTTTGGAAGCTGACACGATCAGAAGCGACGGCATCACGAAACCGTCCAGCCTCTTCGGGCGGCGTCAGATTTTCACTGACGAGACTGAAATCACGCGGGAAAACGTACTCAGCGTATTGAGCAAGGCGCTGGCGGTGCATCAGCGTAACCGGATCGAGGAAAAGTACCTTGAATGGTATGTGCGCGGCAATCAGCCGATTCGCAACCGTGTAAAGGAAGTCAATTCCAACATCAACAACAAGGTCGTCGTGAACATTGCCAACCAGATTGTCACGTTCAAGACGGCCGAGTTTGCGGGTGAGCCGATCCAGTACGTGTCCCGTGGCCGCAAGAAGAGCGTGCCGAAGAAGATCGAACAGTTGAACTCCATGATGCTTTCCGAAAAGAAGCAAAGCAAGGATATGGAGCTTGCCTACATGATGTTCACGTGCGGCGTGGGCTATCGCCTTGTTACGCACGATGCGCACGGTATGGCTGATGAACTGTACGATGAAGCGCCGTTTGAAATCTATGTGCCGAATCCGCAGAACACATTCGTGGTTCGTCTGAACGACGTGAGCAAGCGCGTCGTGATGGGCGTGACGTATGTGAACAAGATCGGCTCAAATGACGGCGGCATCAGGTATACGGTGTACACGGACAACGTGACGTATACCATAGACGGCAACCTTGAACGTGCCAGCGCTATTGTCAATGAAGTGCACCACAACTTTGGCATGGTTCCCATGATCGAGTACCCATGCAATCCGCTTTATATGAGCCCGATTGAAGTGGTACATGACCTGCTGAACGCCATTTCATTGACACAGAGCAACCGTCTGGACGGCATTGAGCAGTTTATACAGGCCATCATGGTCTTTGAGGGCGTGGACATCACCCGCGACCAATTCCTCGAACTGAAAGACCTTGGCGCGCTTAAACTGCCGCCGTCCACCGATGGACACACCAGCAGGGTCTACTACCTGAACGAACAGTTGGACCAGAGCCAGACTCAGACGCTTGTTGACGACATGTACCAGACGGTATTGCAGATCGTCGGTATGCCGTCTCAGGGCAACGCGAACACGTCCGACAGTTCCAACAACGGCGCGATCATCATGAAAAATGGCTGGTGGAACGCCGAAGCACGCGCCCTTGAAACCGAGGGCATGTGGAAGGCGGCTGAAACTGAGTTCTTGAAGGTCGTGCTGAAGATTTGCCAGCAGACGGAAACGCTCACCGGGCTGGTCGTGTCAGACCTTGAACCGAAGTTTGGCCGCAGGAGTTACGAAGACCTGCTTACGAAAACGCAGTCCTTCAGTACGCTACGTTCCGCGCAGATGCCGGCGATTCAGGCGTTCAAGTTCAGCCGCCTCAGTAAAGACCCTGAGAGCGACGCCATGGTATTCGACGCATATCAGGAAGAACGCGCAAAGCAGCTTGATGATGCGAACGGCGTTGACGCAAGCGGCGGAGGTGGCGGAGTCAGCGGTGGTTCGGTCACTTCCTTCGGTGATAGCGTTGATGACAAACAGGCGTATTCCGGTTCGATTACCGGTACGGGTCATCCGGAAGGCAAGACTGCGGTATGCCCTGTGTGCCATAGAACCTTTGTGAAGCGCACGAACAATCAGGTGTATGACCGAACTGTGTGCCGTAACAAGGCGAAGAACAGCGGCGCGTATGACAAGCCGAGAGAGGCGTGAGTATGAAACTGTACGGTACTGCCGACAAGTTCATATCCATGATCAACCGGAGAATCCTGAAAGTGTTTGACCGTCTGCGGCTGATGAAGAAGGACGAACTCAACATCATCCGCGAGGTATCTGAAGCATACGACAGCACTGCGGCAAGGGCACGCGCCAACTACTTTGAAATCGCGTATGAGGCGTACATTGTGGCGCTGATCCAAGCGCACAAGACCAACGGCGAAGCGACCAGCATGGCGGAGCAGGACATCAACCTTGATTGGGTGGATGAAATGCTTGAAGAAACCGACTTTGTGACGCTGTACAGGTTCAACAACGAAAAGGAACGCAAGAAGCAACGTCTGGTTGAGGCGCTGGCTGTGCCTGAACAGTGGAACACTGAAATCGACAAGGCTACGCGGTACTGGTCGTTGCAGTTGGGACAGTACGCCATCAACGCGGTTGACATGGCGAGACTCGACGCATTCAGACGGGCCGGTGTAAAAAAGGTGAAGTGGAACACGGAAAAAGACCAGCGCGTGTGCCCCACGTGCCACAGTCTTGACGGCAGGGTGTTTGACATCGAGGACGCTCCGCCAAAGGCTCACTGGAATTGCAGATGTTTTTACACGATTGCTGATTGATTTTGAAGAAAAGAGATTATTCACGGCTATGCCGTTGAATATATCGTCGCAGAGAAGCGACGTTAAACAATTCGCAAGTCGCCAGAGAAGGCGGGATATAAGTATCGCAGACTTTCAAAATGGTGGGAGATCACCTAAAAGCGCAAAGGAGAGACGACTATGGCTGAAAACGAGAACATGCCCGAAGTTCAGACACCCGAAACGATTGCACCTGTTTCCGCAGAAACCGATGAGCAGAACGCCAACGGCAACGAAGAACTTTCCAAGATGAAAGCCGAACTTGCCAAAATGAAGGCGGCGCTGGACAACGCGACAAAGGAAGCGGGGGACTACCGCAAGCAGTTGCGGGCAAAGCAGTCTGCTGAAGAAATCGCCGCCGAGGAAAAGAAGGCGGCAGAGGAAGCGACGCGGCAGGAAATTGAGCAGCTTCGCAGGGAAGTCGCCAAGACCAACACCATCAAAAGCGTGATGGGCAAGCTTGGTACTGACGAGGAAGTTTCAAGCAAGATCGCCGAATGTCTGTACGGCGCAGAGGATGTTGACGCTGTTCTGACAGAGATTCAGCGCGCGTGGACAGCCAGAGAAAAGGCTCTCAGACTGGAGTTTGGCAAGATTCCTGCACCCGGCGTAGGCGGGACGGACGGTGAAGAAAACGTAGCCATCACACGCGCCCGCAACATCGGCAAGGAAAAAGCCGAGGCGAACATCAAGGCTCAGGAAGCGATGAAAGCGTATATGCGCTGATTCACTTTATAAATGCGGCAACTGCCGCGAATACTAACGGCGCACAGCGCATCCACATGAAGGGTGTTGCTGTGCGTTTTTCTATCTCAAGAAAGGAGAGATACGAATGATTTTCAATGAAACCCCCATCGCAGGCGGCGTGGAAATCCTCGCCTCCAAAGACTTTCAGGCGATCCCCGTGAAGGTTGCCACCCCTTCCGGTGAGGGCGTAACCACCACCGTTGTCAAGGCTGGCACCCCCCTGACCGCCGCTGGCGCGTCTACCACCGGTACCGGTGCTGTTGGCGTGCTGCTGTATGACGTGGACACTGCCGTCAATCCCAATGGCGCGGCTGTTGTGCATGGCATTATCGACGCCACCAAGGCGCAGGCGCATTCCGGCGTGACCTATGCCGCCGCCCTGTACACCGCGCTGCCCGGTGTTGTGTTCCGCACCAACATTGGCGTGAACGCTTAATAGGAGGAGGGACGAAATATGAATCTGTTTGAACTTTTCAGCCCCGCTGCGATTGCGGCTAACTGGACTGAATCCGCCAGCAACCGCATCCCCTATCTGGGCGAAGCGCTGTTCCCCGCCAAGAAGAAGGCCGGTCTTGACCTGAAGTGGATCAAGGGTGCGAAGGGTGTTCCGATTTCTCTGATGCCCACCGCTTTTGACGCGAAGGCTACCTTCCGTGACCGGATCGGCATTGAGAAGCTGGAAACTGAAATGCCCTTCTTCCGTGAGGGCTTCAAGATCAAGGAACGCGACCGCCAGGACATCCTGCGCGCGCTGGATTCCAACGATCCCTACGCCGCCGCCGCCATCGCCCGTGTGTTCGACGATTCCACCGAACTGATCGAAGGCGCGAACGTTGTGCCTGAGCGTGAGCGTATGCAGCTTCTTTTCCCCATCAACGGCAATGCCGGCATCACCATCAAGGCGAACGGCGTTGACTACACCTATAACTACGACCCCAACGGCACCTGGAAGACGAACAACTACTTCGCCCTGTCCGGCACCGCCCTGTGGACTGCTCCTTCGACCGCCGACCCCTTCAACGACATCCAGACTGCGAAGGACGCCGTGCGTGCCCGCACCGGCACTGACCTCAGCATTGCCGTGATGAACAACGCCACCTTCAAGCTTCTGCGCAGCATCAACGCCATCAAGAACCGTTATCTGAGCACCAACGGTCTGTCGCTTGGCTACCTGACCGACAACGAGATTATCGCTGTTCTGAAGGATGCCGCCGGTCTCAATGGCGTGGTGGTGTACGACAAGCAGTACCGCAATGAGAGCAAGGTTGCCGCGAAGTTCGTTCCCGACGGCTATGTGGCCCTGCTGCCCGAAGGCGCGCTGGGCGCTACCTGGTACGGCACGACTCCCGAGGAAGCCGACCTGATGGGCAAGACCGACGCGCAGGTCGCGCTGGTGAACACCGGTGTCGCCCTGACCCAGATCATTGACCAGCATCCCGTGAACGTGAACACCTTCGCGTCCGAAATCGTGCTGCCCAGCTTCGAGCGCATGGACGAATTTGCCCTTCTGAAAGTTATCGCTTGATAGGCGGTGACAAAGGATGAAGGTCAAGGCTGAACACTGGATCAACGTAAACGGCACTTGGCATCAGCCGGGGGAGGTATACGAGACGGACGAGCAATCGCCCGTCCCGACCACCCACGAAGATAAGGAAGCAACCGGAGATGAAGCGCCGCGCCGTGGACGCAAGCGTAAGGCTGAAGAATGAGCAAAGGAGGGAAGCAAAATGACGGACGCTGAGATGCTTCAAGAACTGAGAAACGTGACTGACAGCAAGGATGACGAACGCATTTTGCTTTTCTTTCTTGCTTCTGCGAAAAGGCGGATTCTGAACAGGATGTACCCATACGCGCAAAACTACTCAGACCTGAAAGTGCCTGAAAAGTATCAGAGCATACAGATCGAGGTAGCCGCGTTCCTGATGAACAAGCGCGGGGCGGAGGGCGAAGTGCAGCACAACGAGAACGGCGTCAGCCGCACGTATGGCGGCGCGGACGTACCGCCTTCCATGTTGGCTGAAATCACCCCCATGTGCGCGTTGCCGGAGTGATGCCATGAGACTGCTGAAACGCAACCTAAAGCCGTTCGAGTACCGCGCGTATGCAGGAAAAGAGGA